ACAGGTGTCAAGCCCCCCGACACGCTTGTGGACTAAGAGATATAAGGCCACGCCACGAGCGGCTATAACTTCCATTACAGCAGGACCGTGATACCGTAACCCCATGAGAATCTACATCGCCGGACCTATGACCGGCTACCCCGACTACAACCGAGACGCATTCGAGGTCGCCGCCATTGCGCTCCGACTTCACGGGCACGAACCCCACAACCCGCGCGAGTCCGCGGTCCCCGACGACGCCCCCTGGTCCGACCACCTACGCGCCGACATCGCCAACCTGATCGCCCAAGAAGCCGTCGCCGTCCTCCCCGGCTGGGAATGTTCACGCGGGGCGGCGCTCGAGGTCCACATCGCCCGGGCAATCGGCATGAACGTCAAACCCCTCGACGCATGGGTCCGCACATGACCTACGCCGAGTTCCTGGCCCGCAAAGCACAACTCACCAACGCGGGCGGATTCGAGCCGGTCAACCTCCCCTGCCACCTGTTCGACTTCCAAACCGCACTAGTGGAATGGGCGGTGCGCCAAGGCCGTGGTGCGATCTTCGCGGACTGCGGGCTTGGCAAGACACCCATGGAGTTGGCGTGGGCTGAGCAAGTGTTTGTCAAAACCGGCAAGCCCGTCCTGATGCTCACCCCCCTGGCTGTCGGATTCCAAGCCGTCCAGGAAGCCCACAAGTTTGGGCACGACGCCGCCATGTCCCGCACCGGTCAAGTGGCCGCACCCATCACCGTCACCAACTACGAACAGCTCGCGAAGTTTGACCATGACGAGTTTGGGGGCGTGGTCTGCGACGAGTCCAGCATCCTCAAATCCTTTGACGGCGCCACGAAAGCGGCAGTCACAGAGTTCATGCGCCGCATCCCGTACCGCCTGCTCGGGACCGCGACGGCGGCACCGAACGACTGGATCGAGTTGGGCACATCCTCCGAAGCGTTGGGTGGGCTGGGCCACATGGACATGCTGACCCGATTCTTCACGAACAAGTCGCACACCGCGACGTCGCGCGGCGACCGTCGCTTCGTCAATGGGGTTAGCGGGGCAGACGCCTACCGGCTCAAAGGCCACGCTGCCGAACCGTTCTGGCAATGGGTGGCAACATGGGCGCGCGCCACGCGCCGCCCCTCAGACCTCGGATTCAGCGACGAACGCTTCCACCTCCCCGAACTCATCACCCGGCAAACCATCGTCGAAGCCCACCGCCCCGCCGACGGAACCCTGTTCGACGTACCCGCCTACGGACTCCGCGAGGAACGCGAAGAAAGCCGGCGCACCCTCGTAGAACGATGCGAAGCCGCCGCCGCCGCAATTGAGGACGCCGACCACGCCGTGTCCTGGTGCCACCTCAACGACGAATCCGCACTACTCGCCCAACTCATCCCCGGCGCCGTCGAAGTCTCCGGGTCCGATTCCCCCGACGCCAAGGAGGAGAAACTGCACGCCTTCTCCGATGGGGAAATCCGAGTGCTCGTGACGAAGCCCAAGATCGGAGCATGGGGCCTCAATTGGCAGCATAACCACCGCATGACGTACTTTCCGTCCCACTCCTACGAACAGTGGTACCAAGCCATCCGCCGCTCCTGGCGGTTCGGGCAACAGTCCCCCGTCATTGTGGACGTGATCGCCACCGAAGGCGGGCGCAACGTGCTCGCCAACCTCGAACGCAAAGCCGCCCAAGCTGACGCAATGTTCACCGCCCTCGTGGGCCACATGAATGATGCCCGCGGAATCACCGGGGCAACCTACGACAAGAAGATTGAGGTGCCCGCATGGCTGGCGTCCTAGACCAAAACATCACCGACCGTTGGGCCATCTACAACGCCGACTCCATGGACGTGATGGCAGAAATGCCCGACGCATCCATCCACGCATCCATCTACTCACCACCCTTCGCGGGGCTGTACGTGTACTCATCGAACGACCGCGACGTGTCCAACGCCCGCACCTATGCCGAGTTCCGCGAACACTACGGAATGTTCGTAGCCGAACTTCACCGACTCACCAAACCGGGACGCCTAACCGCCGTTCACGCCGCACCCGTCCCCTCGTCGAACAGCGGCAAGGATTCGCTGACCGATTTCCCTGGCGACGTGATCCGACTCCACGAAGAACACGGGTGGGACTGGATTGGGAGGCACGTCATCTGGAAGGAACCCCTCGCCGTCCGCAACCGCACCATGCAGCACAACCTCTCCCACCGAACCATCGTGGAGGACGGCGCATACGGGGGTGTGGCAAGCGCCGACGAACTCCTCATCTTCCGTAAGTCTGGCGAGACAACCGAACCCATCGAACACCCCACCGGCCTCGACTACTACGCCGGATCCGAAAACGTGCCAGCCGACCTCCTCAAATACAAGAACTGGACCGGCAAGCAAACCGGCAACCGTTACTCCCACTGGATTTGGCGACGCTACGCATCCTCCGTGTGGGACGACATTCGCCTCGGTCACGTCCTCCCTTTCCGGGACGCCAAAGACGAGGACGACGAGAAGCACGTCCACCCCCTCCAGCTCGACGTGATCGCCCGCTTCGTGCAACTCCGCACCATGCCAGGCGAAACGGTGTTTACCCCGTTCATGGGCGTGGGGTCCGAGGTCTACGAATCGGTGCGCCTTGGCCGGTTCGGCATTGGCGTAGAGCTCAAGCCGTCCTACTATGTGCAAGCGGTCCGCAACATGGAAGCCGTGGACGAGGATTTGGTGGACGACGAAACCCTGTTCACCGTCATGGCCGAGGACATGGAATGACGCCCACAACTGTCCCCCGTCCGGGTGACACCCCCACCGCCGTGTCCCTGTTCGCTGGCGGCGGTGGGGGCAACCCGGACCTCACGACGGAATGGCTCCGTTGGCTCCGTGACGATCGAGGCCGGGCTGCGAACACCATCGCCACGTACGCCCGCACCCTCCGCACCCTCACCGTCAACCCGGCAACCGCAACCCCGGAAGACATCGAAGCATGGTGGCGGACACGCGCCAACAATGCCGACGGGGAACCGCGACCCCACTCCGCCCGCAACAACGAACTCAGTGCACTCCGAGGGTTCTACCACTGGGCTGCGAGGTTTGGTCACCGAACCGACGACCCCACCATCCGCCTAGACCTGTTGCGGCAACAGAAACGAATCTCCCGGTTCATTGGCAACGACGATTTGCGCACCCTGCTTGACGGCCTCCCGCCCGACTTGCGGCGTGCGGTTGCCTTGGGTGCTTATGGCGGGTTGCGTGTCTCCGAGGCGGCAACCCTGGACTGGCGTGACATTGACCAGGACACGCGTCGCATGATCGTACGCGGCAAGGGTGACAAGGAACGGTCTGTGGGCCTCCCGTTCGTCCTGCTCGATGTGATCCTCCCGAACAAGGGCGGAAACGTTGTGACCGGGGGCGAACCCTACGCCACGAACTACCTGCAAACGAAAGTCAACGCCGCGATTCGTTCCGCCGGCGTGGACGCCACCTTCCACAAGCTCCGACACCGATTCGGATTCAAAGCCGCCGAAGCCGGGGTCGCCCCCACGTCGATCGCACGCGCCATGGGACATGAATCCCTGACAACGACCATGGGCTACATCGCGGCCATGGACTCGGACCTCGACCTCATCGCGGATGCGGTGTCACGGTGATGGTATCCGGGCCGGTTCGTCGCGGGGTCGTATCCCTGTCCGGCGTTAGGGTTACGGCGTGACCTAACACAACTAACACGGACGGTGTTAGTTGTGCGGTGTATGCTCAGAGTGTTGGCGATCAGCCGATATCCTGTGCCCCTTTGGGGCCTGTGAAGGGAGCCTGAGATGGCGAAGATTGGAACCGCCCACGTAGAAATCAAGCCCGTCCTCAACGAGGAGGCCCTTGAGGCATTATGCGCCCAAGTTGAGGAGGCGTCGGCCAACGCGGTCATCCGTGCGATGCAGAGCATCCGGGTTGCCGAGGCCGCGAAGCGCGGAATGCTCCGCGCGCTATACGGGGACACTGCCGTAGACTAGCCGTTGCTGACGTCTGGTTGGGGTGCTACCGTGGAACCGTCAGGCACGGGGTCGCATGGCGCTGTGTCCACCGCTTCGGCGGAGAACCTGACACAACTTACTACCCGTCTTCCTCCGGGACGGCGGCTCAGGGGTGGCCCTGAGGGGATTACCGGATGTTGTCGTGGCGTTCGGGTTCATCCCGTCTTTCCACGGCGGCTCGGATTCAGGCCCTTACCGTACAAAGGGTCCCGAGTGTGGTGGGCAATCCGGTACGCCGCGACCACACGCAACGCCCCGCCTTGGCCTCAGGCCTGTAGCGGGGCGTTGTGCTGTTTCGGCCATGTCTGTCAAGATTCTTGGGCGCGTCACTTGACGCATACCGGGTG